ACCCGTGTCATTGATGGAATATCTAATCAAAACTTATACAAAAGAAAATGATTTGGTATTAGATTTTTGTTTTGGGTCTAACTCATGTGGGGTAGCTGCTTTGAATACCAATAGAAAATATATTGGTATCGAAAGAGACAAAGATTATTTCGAGCAGGGTAAAACCCGAATGGTTAATCATTTATCATCAACCAATGATGATAATTCTTCGGCTTCTTAAATCCACGCTCTTTAAATTCTCCGACAGTGTTGGTTAATCTATCTTTTTTGACTTGTTCAGTGAAATAATCCATCACCGAACTCTCGTTCAAACCTTTTTGTTTGAGAGCAGAAATTCTTTCGCTGAGTCTGTCCATTTCATCCAAATCTGGATCATCTGACATCATTATTTCCGATAGTCTATATTCTAATTCGGAAATAGACTCGGATGGTTCATCTTCGTCAGCGATGTCTTCTTCTGTGTCTATCACATCATCTTCAACATCTGTCATATCATCTTCAGTATCCATTGTGTCATCTTCGACATCTGCCGTATCATCTTCGGTATCGAAGTCATCATCTTCTGTTGGTTCTTCAGCAACTGAAGAGGCTTCTTTTTTGAGGTCTTTTATTTCTTTTTCGATTCTTTCGATTTCATCGAAATCTGTATCATCATCCAATAACAAATCTTGTAGACGATATTCTAGCTCATCAATTTTTGCTTGAGTTTCTGCGCTAATACCAGCTTTTGCCACAGGTTTGGTGGTTTTTCGAGTGGATGAATCCGACTTATTAGCTTCTTTTGATTTTCTCATTTGCTCTCTAATAGTCTTTTCTTTTTTCCATATTTTATACCAATTATCAAAAGTTTTTATTTTTTCTGGTGTATCCAATACTTTTTTCACGGTAGCCGTATCAAATTCTTCGTATTTATCAAAATCGGAATCCGATACTGTGTTGAATTCAGGTTGTTTGGCTAATTTCAGCATATACTTACCAAGCATCTCTATTTCATTGGAATCATAAGAACTCAACATTTCCATGAAATCTTTTTTAGTGATTGAATCGTCTTCAATAAAATTGGAAAAATCGCCCAATAGTTTATCCGAAATCATTTTATGTGTTGCGATTGCCTTATCTGTATCATTATTTGCTTTACCACTTCTTCTGATTTTTAAAAAATAATCCACAACATTTCTCAATCCTTCAAGCGGAAAATTATCGGTTGAAGTTTTTGTTTCAGTTGTTTTATTTTTAATACCATCCTTTTGTATTTTTTTTATTTTACTGATTAACGGTGATGCAGCAGCATAAATTCTATCTTTATCAAATCTGTTTATACCAAAAATTTCCTGAACACGTTTATCAGCAGCTATTGCAAAAGCAGATGTTTTAGGAACTCGTCTACCATAACTTATTGAAGGGGATTCTGTTTCTGCTTTCTCGGCATTTGCTACATCTTTATTCACCCGAACACGTTCTCTCAAATCATTTATATCTAGAAAATCTATACCATCCTCGCTTAAAAAGCCTCTTGGGTTATCTTTGATATATTTTTCATCTTCGGGTGATAGACTTGTTCTGTTTTTCAAGAACAATTGTGTGCGTTTCTTAGCCAATTCTCTATCATTTAAATTTTCTTGCTTCTTAGATTTGTCAAGCATGTATTCAATTTCATCTGGGGAATCGACATCATCTGGTATTGTGTCTAAAATAGTATTACCAGTTTTACGTTTTTTTGCTGCCGATGGAGCATCTAAATATTCAATGATATTATTGGTATTGAGTAATTGTTTTTTAATATCTTGTGATAATATCTTTTTGATATTATCTTTAACTACGGTAAAAAGACCATATTCTGCTTGTTTTTGAGAAGATGGGGAATTAGATCCTGTGCTCGATAACCAATTTAAAAATTCGTCAGTATAAATCCTAGTTCCTTTTACTTTTTTGACAACAGTTGGTATATAATCCCAAATATATTTTTGATCGTAATCCAATATATCCAATAAAGTGGTAAGCAGGTAATCAATCGTCTTTGCTCTCAAATGTCCTGGTGAACTAACCTTGCCTTCAGTTCTGATTATGTCCTTTACAGCATTGTAAATTTCATCATTAAAATCTTGTAATTTTAATTTACTCCAGACATTCGCCCTATCTTCATTGATAAGTTGAACGCGCTCGGTTAAATAATCCAGATCATAAATTCTCATATTCTTATTTAACGGATTTATAACATTTTCAGTTAAATAAATTAGTATGATTTCGTTCGCAAAACATTATTTGATCAAAGAAGCTTTTGATACCGTAACAGAATTTTTATTGAATCCTGAACACACGGATAAAGAGTATGATGAACTAGTCGCGGAGTTTGAAGCTTCTGGTGGTGAAGTTTTGGGTTCTGGATCATTTGGTATTGTATATTCACACCCAAGTTGGCCCTATGTGCTCAAAGTGTTTAGTTGGGATGATCCATATCTAAAATTTGCGAGATACGCATACGACAACCCACATCCATCTTTTCCAAAATTTTATGGTAAACCACAACGTGTTGTCCCTAGTTATACGAGATACAAAGATGAAGCGAAGCAATATCTGGCAAGAATTGAACGTTTGGAACCAAGTTCGGAAAATGTTTTGAATAAAATAAATGTGGAGCTTATGTTATACTTTCATCTAAGGGACAATCCAGAATTGATAAAAAATCGAGTAGATTTTATGAAATTGTCTAGTAAAGTCAAAGCATTACCTAAAGAAATTTATAATCTATTGGATGGATTATATTTGATACGTAGAGATCTTCCCACATTGAACCCTGATTTACATGAAGATAATGTTATGATGCGAGACGATGGTCAATATGTGTGGATCGATCCTGTTTGGACTGGCGATGAAGCTAGTGAAAACCCACTGACCGCTGCTATGACATCCAAGGACTACGCTCCCGAAAACATGTTACGTGGGGGAAGAACATCTTGACAAATCAATACAGTGTGTTAAAGTTAGCACATGAATAATTCGGATAATATAGCTATTTATACTGCTACTAAAGGAAATGATTTAAGTTTTCCGCTGACTAATAGCTTAAAAAGATTAAATCTGCAAAAATTTTTATACACAAAATTTGCTAATACGCAGTCTTTAGCCAAGGTTTATAATGAATTTTTAGATGATGCCCTAAAAAAAGACCTTGATTATGTCATTTTTACCCATGATGACGTATGGATTGAACATGATTTTAGGTTAAATTTACAAGAATCTTTCGATTCATTTGATGTTGTTGGTGTAGCGGGTTGTTCTAAAGCTCAAATTAAGTCACCAGCACTATGGCATCTTATGGGTAATGGTAATTTACACGGTGCAGTGGCGCATAAATACGGTAATAGTAAAGCCATGACTAGTTTTGGTATTTACCCCCATAGAGTAGTTATGATCGATGGGGTGTTTATGGCTTTAAATAAGAAAGCCATTAAAACCGTAAGGTTTGATGAACAATGCCCATCGAAATGGCATTTCTATGATCTTTGTTTCAGTGCAAGATGTTTACAAAATAACTTGAAAATTGGTGTGAGTGATATTATCATCACTCATGAGTCCCATGGTTTGCGGAATTTCACGGATGACTGGAAAATGGGAGAACAATATTACATAGAAACATATAATTCTTAATGAGTGAAATAGATTTAGATTATTTTGAAAAGATTTTGGTCAAAAATGCCATGACAAATGGTAGTTATTTGGCATCTATTGCTGATCACGTTCGACCAAAATACTTCAACGATAAGTTTATCGCCAAATATTTCGAAATAGTATCGGATTTTTACGATAAAAGGCAAGCGTTGCCAACCTTTACAGAGATAAAGACCTATCTAATCTCAGATGAATTAAAAAATGGGTTTAAACAACTCATAGAATCGTTCAAAGAGCTAGATTCTACTCAAAATAACGACGAACTGTATGCAAATACAGAAAAATTCCTTAAAGAGAGAGGTATGTATCATTCAATATTGGAATCCGCTGAGAAAATCTCAGAAGGAGACGTAGATACATCAGAAATCGTCGAGAAATTTGAGAAAATTGCTGGTATAAACCTCAATGTAGACAAGGGTATTGAGATTTATGGTGATGTCGAGAAGGTTATTGACGACATTTTGAATGATGAGACCATGATATCATCCAAATGGTCGTGGTTAGATGACGCACTTGGAGGTGGTTTTGCTGAAGTAGGTAAAGCATTATATGTATTTGCGGGTCAATCTAATATAGGTAAGAGTATTTTCTTAGGTAATGTGGCTGCTAACATGGCATCACAGAACAAAAACGTATTAGTAATAACATTAGAGATGTCTGAAACGCTTTATGCTAAGAGAATAGCATCGAATATTACTAAAATACCGATGAAAGACTTCAGACATAACGTTCCGACACTGCGACATGCGTTGGAAGAAGAGCATGATAAAACAGGTGGTAGAATTTACATTAAAGAGTTTCCTCCATCTACCATCACACCCAAACAATTAGGTGCATTTATCAAAAAAATGAACGATTCTGGTATTAAAATCGATGGTGTCGTAGTCGATTACCTAACATTGTTGACTGCTGCTGGTTCTAATTCATATGAGAAGGGTAAAAATATCTGTGAACAGATCAGAGCGTTGTCCTATGTATTCAAATGTCCTTTTGTATCAGCTTGTCAGTTAAATCGTAGTTCTATTAATGAAAATAACCCTGATATGTCAGGTATTGCGGAGAGTCTCTCTATTGCGATGACCGCAGATGTTATTGTATCCATCTTTCAAAATGAAGAAGACCAAGAATTGGGGGTAATTCGTCTCGGTATGATGAAAAATCGATTCGGTCCGAGGGGTATGGTTCAAACTATGAGAATTGATTACCCGACACTCACGGTTCACCAATCGGATGAAGATGATGAAGAAATCATGTCTGATGATGAATTAAGTCTACTAGAAAAATTTAGCGGTTAATAACATTTAAATATTGTAAGAATACCTGATTAAATAAAAACATGCCCTACAATCGAAAAGGTAAATGTGTTTATAAAAAAAATACAGGTAAGAAAGTTGGATGTTCTAAAACTATTGGGAAAGCTAAAAAATATCTTACCGCTTTGCAGATCAATGCCTCGGAGGAAGAAGAACATTCCTTCAATGAAACATATAAGGAAATGATGGAATCTTTAAGGATTTTTGATAAGTATAAAGGTGAATAAAAAAGATCAGGATAACATTGGATTGATATATGAAAATATATTATTAGAGGCTAGTTTATCCAATAAAAATCTTTTTTATGGATTAAAAAGCATGTTGGATGATGGGGACGATTTCACAATGTTGACAGATAGAAACATTGAGAAAGATGATCAACAAACTATGTCTTGTCAGTTTATATATAAAGGAACTAGACATATTAGAGTTTTCACGAGCGCGTTTTTTTCGACTAAAAACTATGATAATCCTTCTCATCTCACAGTTTCTATATTTGAGGTGACACCAGAAGGTAAAACCATATCTAAGTTGGATACTAATGCTTTCTATAACAAAGGGGCATATTTCGACATTTCACACGATCCGATAATATCTTCTGTCGAGAATTTTGTCAAATATGTCAAGTCGGTGTTGGACAGGTCTGATAGAGATCGTGGAAACGATGATGAAACGAGGCTTCCTAAATCACCAACCCCAACGAGTAAAAAATTAATATCGATTTGATACGGTATTAATTTTGTTTACTATATAAAAAACTGATGGAATCTTTAAATACTTGACAACTGATCGATATATGCTATGATTCCCGCATGGAATCGCCTATTGACAAACTCATAAAAATTAATAATTATGATATGTCTAAAATTTTTGCGTGGGTAAATTCCGATCTGGATGGTATAGGTTCTACCATCTTATTGGGTAATCTATTTAAAAATTTTGAATATCGTCACTGTTTCTTTGGTAATTTCGAGGAGCAATATCTGCTATGGGCTAAGGACAATGCGGTAGATTACGATAAAATTTTCATCGTTGGTATGGTTTTGGATCAAAATCTTGTCAAAAAAATAGATGACCAGAGAGTAGTATTTGTATCCGACCGAAATGAACAATTTAAAACATGGGATTCTACCATTATTCATGATGAATGTTCATCTTGCACAAAATTATTATATAAAAAATTTAAAGAAAAGATTGAATTTACTAAAAATTTGAAAAAATTCTTTCTTTATGTTGATGATTACAATTCGTATGAATTGAAACACGAAGAAACCAAATATCTAAACGCATTTTATAGAAAATCTGGAGCTAATCGTTTTATTAATTTTGTAAATCGTTTCTGGAACGGTTTTGACGGGTTTAAAGAATCAGAAGTCAAACTTGCAGATGCATTCTTTAAAGAATTAGATAAAGAATTATCCGAAATCACCCTTTACAAGGGAGAATGGAGTGGTTATAATATCGTCTCCACCATATCAAAATTTTCGGTTAATGAATTAGCACACTCTATTATGACCAATTACAATGGTGACGCTGTTATCATCATGAATCCAGATACTCAGTTTGTTTCATTTAGAAAATATAAAGGTTCTGGTATTGATATTGTTAAAATCGCAAATATGCTATGCGATGGTGGCGGTGGCGAATGGGCAGCAGGTGGCAAGATCACCAAGGAATTTTTAAAATTTAGCGAAACTTTGAAAGAAATTTAATTATGATTAATCCATCTGATTCTATAGTCGAGGAAGAAATAAATCACCTTTTTCTGTGTTTCTGCACATTTGTGAACAACTTGAAAGGTAAGAAATTATCAATTCAAAACGTATTTGTGACCACTTTGCAGGAAGAAAAATTAAAAACAATATTGAAAACCATTTTATCTCTTGATTCTGACCAAGAACTTGTTAAAGTGTTCTTGGAATACGATCCAACTATCGCAAAATCGAAGTATGTTACCAAATTCATCAACAATTTAAGTAAAGCGAATAAGAGTAGAAATGACAAAACTTCAACAAAGAATATATAATTCACATTTGGCAATTTCTCGTAAAAAAAGAAATAAACCATTTAGAATTAGAAAAGATTTTTCGTCATTAGAGACTCATACTATCGATAAATTGGCAGCACTAGAAAGATTTTTTCTAGGACACCCATCGGTAAACATTGATGAATATTTCACATCTCCTTATGAAATTTTTGAAGATGATGAATATTTCGATTTAGATTTTTATCTTACATCCAAAGCTAAAAAAGCTTATTCTCAATACATGAAAAAGTTAGAGATTAGCGATCCTGATACGGAAGCTAGTTTGAAACGCCTTATTGACGGATTAAAATTCGTCAAAACATTTTGCCAAGAAAAAAACTTGACTCTGGAAAAATATCATGTATATATAGAGAGTAATCTGCCTTGCGTCATCGAGCATTTAAAGAATCACAATATTAACATGTATTGTCTACATGCTTTAGGTATTACGAAGATCGATGTGGAGAATAGAGTTTTGGATTTTATTTTTTCTGATTTCTGGACAACTTTTCAGAAGACAAAAAATAAATTCTTCCTGAGTGGGAAGATGAAAGAACTCGCAAAACAAGCAATAACTAAAATACAACAACAACTAAAATAATGTCAACAAAAACAAAAGCAAAATTCGGCGGTGCAGCAATGTTCGAATCGATCAAAGCAGCATTGAATAAATCAAAAGATGGCGCTAGCGCACAATTCGGTAATATTCTGAAATGCCCAGATGGTCATACTTATACCCTGAGACTTGTTCCTAATGTGGAAAATCCTGAAAAGACATTTTTTCATCACTGGGTTCATGGTTGGAACAGCAAATCGTCTGGTTCTTACATGAGTCACATTGGTCTCCAAACTTTCGATGAAAGAGATCCTATCTCCGAACTTCGTTGGAAACTCTGGAAATCTTGGAGAGATGCTAATCCAAAAGCTGACTCCAAAGATTATGTTGCTGATATTACGCAGAAAGAAAACTGGTTCGTGAATGTTTACGTTATCGATGATCCATCGAATCCAAACAATAACGGAACTGTAAAAATTCTTCGTATGGGACCACAACTTAAAAAAATCGTGGATGAGGCTACGGAAGGTGATAGATCTGATGAACTTGGATGGGACATTTTCGATCTTTCCAAAGGTCATGATTTGAAAATCAAGGCTGAGAAGAAAGGTGTTTATACCACATTCGAATCGTCATTCTTCACTACGAAATCCAAGACTGTATTGGATGATGAAGAGATTGACAAGATCCACTCCAACATTCATGATTTGGAATCTGTTTATCCTGTGAAAACTTATGATGAACTTCAAGAGATTCTGAACGAACATTTTTTCATCGGTGCTGAAAAGGAAACACCAAAACCTCTTTCTAAAATCACTTCGAAAGCACCTGTTGCTAGCGATGATGAAGATGAGGATGATGATATTCCAATGTTTCATGAAACGAAGAAAACAAAAACTCAACCTGTAACCAAAGTTCAAAAAGTTCAAGAAGATGACGACGATGTTAATATCGACGACCTCCTTGATGAATTGGACAACTAATACATAACCAAGCCCCCCTCTGAAAAGAGGGGGGTATAACATATATATGAGCAATATCCCAGAAGAAATAGAAGCAATGGCATTTTTTATCGGTCAATCTAATCAGATTGATAATATGATGATAGAAAAACCATCAACCTTGGTAACATCTGCTGATACCCTTAAACAAGGTATGCATGAATATCTATCGCGACAACGTAGAATGCAGACACCACCCCCTCAACCGCCACCATCACCCATAGCACCCCCACCTTCAAATTTGTATACTCCTACCGATCATGTAGTGCATACCGCAGCACCTGCTCCTATGCCTATTCAAGAATCTAATGATGACCAATTGGAATTTAATTTCGATCCGAAACTGGGGGAACAGGTGATCGACTTACTAAAAGAAATATCACTAAAACTTACAAAACAACTAAACATTTTAGAAAAAAAATATGAAAATAAATCTTCAAAAGACACCGTTACAGTCCTTCCTGTCGAGTTTGTCGATGATTCAAGATAAATGCGTCTTGATGTTGAAAGATGACGGCATACATGGTATTACATCTAGTAAAGATAATACCATGTATGCATATGCTAGTCTCGAAGGTGAGTATGAAGAGGGTCGATTGAATCTACCATCACTTGAAAAGTTATCCAAAGCTTTGTCGATGGTTAGAGAAGAAGATATTGCCATGACGTTAAAGGGGAATCATTTGGAATATAAAAACAATGAACTCAAATTTAAATACCACCTACATGAAGATGGTGTTATATCGATGCCTAATTTGTCTTTGAATAAAATCAGAAGTTTTTCCTTCGATATTGAATTCAAACTAGATATGGATTTCATGTCTAGTCTTTTGCAAAAATCCTCTATCACGAATACTAAAAAATTATATATCTATACTGAAGACGATAATTTAGTATGGAAGTTAGGAGATGACACGGTTCCGAACAGTGATTCGATCTGTGTTGTTGGCGAAGAGGTAAGTTTTGATCTCAAGCCTTTTATTATGAAAGTAGACGACTTGAAATTAATAACTAAAGTATCAAAATATAACAATATTTTTAAAATTAATTCCAAGATGGGCATTGGTGCTATCATTAGTAAAAATGACTATTTCGGTATTCAATACATTTTTTCATCTATTAGAAATTAATCATGGCTGCTATAAACGAAATTACAGGAAAGGCTATTAAAACTAGTCCACAGAATTCAAAATATGCTGAAAATTGGGATAAAATTTTTGCCAAAAAATCTTCCAACGAATGGCTAAAGGAATGCCAAGATGTTGTGCTACTAGATCCTGATGGATGGCGGCAGAATGATGGTGTTGATATGGATACACCTATTAAATGGTCAGATTTCCAATATAGATTATCACTTTCGACTGTAAAGTGTAACATTGAGAAAATTTAGTTGAATATTAAAAATATTGTAATAAGTAATTATGTATGAAAAATAATATCGCCACTCAAGGTTATTTCGTTAAAAGATTGAGAGATTCTGGATTTGTAGTTGTCAAATTATTTGATAAATATGCACAACATGATCCAAGAAAATGGACAGTTATGGTCGATCCTAGTAACACATCTGTCCTTATAACCTGCTATCAAAATAAAGAATTTAAAGGCGATGTTTTGTTTGAGATTAATGATGGTGGTAATAGATTTTTTAAAAATTACAACCTCAAAACTCAAAGTATGGAAATTGTTATTATCACTTTACTCGAAAAAGGTGTTTGCCAACTTGAACAAAATTCTGAGTATGTGAAAGATAAGTAATAATATGGAGAAGCCCGAAGATGACAAGGAAGGGATTTTTGTGGATGATAAAGTGATAGAAATTCTTAGAGAATCACTAAAACACAAATTAAAAAAAGAACGAAAATATAACAAAAAAAGTTTTAATAGTGTTGTAAAAGCTACATTACAAGAATTTTTATCCTGTGCCAAGTTGTTGGGATATGATCTAGATGGAAATGTGGTGGAAATTACATTTTTCGGGAATAAAATGGAAGATGCCGCTTTACAAAATCTTTTCGTCCAAAAATTTGGAGAATACTTGCAATCAAAAGCGACTGTTATAGATGATATTTGATTTTTTAGATAAAATGAAAAAGGGCAGCGTTTATGCTGTCCAAGTTGGCGATTACGTTGGGCAATTCTTTAATTATGTGAAGAAGGATGACTCTAATTATTTTTTCTTATCTACTCCAAATGTGGAAATAGTAAAAGTCCCAAAAGAAAAATTTGACTTTGCATTGAATAATGGTATTATTGAATACGTTGAAACTCTCCCAAGAAATATCTTCAAAGTTATTAAAGCGCAATACCAGCAATTATCAGAAACAAATGGTAAAAATACCTTCTGATTATGTGGTATCGAAGTTTTATGAGTATGGTTACAAAGTAACCCATAATACTTACAACGAAACTTACCAATGTTGTTGCCCTCTTTGTAAAGAGGGTAAAAGTTGGGGACTCAAGAAAAGATGTTTCTATATACCCAAAAATGAGTTAATTTATTGTCATAATTGTGGTTGGTCGTCCAAACCATATAAATGGATAAAAGAAGTTTCTGGATTATCCTATGATGAGATTGTATCAGAAATAACTAATGGTGATTTCGGTGTTATTAATGTATTGGAATTACAGGAAAGCAACAGTGTAACACCATCTAAGGTATTACCCACTCTACCTACTGACAGTATTAATCTTTTTGATAAAGCACAAACCGATTATTATAAAAATAATAAAATTGTTCAAGATGCTTTAGATTATATCAAGAGTAGACGATTGAATAATGCCATCAACAAACCAGATGCTTTTTATTTATCGTTGAAAGACGAAGTTCATCGTAAACGTCTGATCATACCTTTTAAAAACACTGATAATAAAATTGTGTTTTATCAATCTAGACGATTGATGGATGATGAGTCGCCGACTTACTTATCAAAAGATGGGGGTGACAAGACATTATTTGGCATCGAACGAATAAATCCTGATTTGGATACTATATTCATTACTGAAGGACCGTTAGATGCGTGTTTTGTTAAAAATGGTGTAGGGTTGGGTGGTATTAGTAAGAAAAATCATTTATTTACTCAAGAACAACAATCTCAAATGGATGGTTTGAAATTCTTTAATCGCATTTGGGTATTGGATAGTCAATGGATTGATGAGACCGCCAGAGAAAAGTCCTTACAGCTAATACAAATGGGTGAAACTGTCTTTATATGGCCCGAATACGATGGTCGTAAATTTAAAGATTTGAATGAGATGTGTGTTGCTTATGAAACTAACGAATACCCGACAGATCTCATAATAAAAAATAGCCACAAGGGACTTGCGGCTATTGTGAAAATGAAGTTGATTAAATAATCAAAATTATTTGGTATTTTTGCTTGGGCTGAACAACTCCCGTAATGCCGCTAAATCAGCAGCAATTTTTGCGATTCGTTCTTGGTGTTTTTGAAGTTTGCCGAGAACTGATTGTGGGTTTGCATTTTTCAAAGTCATTTGAATACTGGTAGACTGCTCACCATTAATATATTTGGTGAATTCGTCGATATTAGTAGACCATTTATCCAAAAGACTACCCATTTCTTGGTTTTGACGAGCCAACGGATCATCTGCGTTATTAATAGCATTCGGATCGGGTTCCATATCTACATCATAATCATCGATCCCTACATCATCGATACCATCCATAGAAGATTCAGCGGCATCTCTCTCCATAGTAGGATCGAAATCTAATTCAGGTGCTTCTTTGAGTAATTTAAGAAATTTTGATTTGAATTTGTTCGTCATGTTATTATTTAGTAAAAAATTATTAAATATCTATATGGCAGCTTCAAATTCTCCTTATTCAACCGCTTTGGCATCAGGCGCTATCGATTTAGATTTCAAAAGTAGTTTGAATCCTTCGCAGCAAATGCTTAAATATAAAACAGAAGAGTTGGACGCTATTGCTCCTAATGTTTTACCTTACGAATTCAGGGAACTTCCTCAGAATTTAGCAGCAATTATTGATAATGCTTTTGATGCGTCCTCAACATTGGAAAATGTTTTGAAAATTAAAAAATACCAAGAAAGTAGTGAATTATTGAAACTCAAAGAGAATCTTGAGCAAATCGTAATGTATTTTACGAGAAAAAGTGATAAAATTTTATCGAAATACACTATTGGCTTGCAAGGCGATAAAAACTAATGTATCATGCTCGACATGATGAGTAAAACGCATATAAAACACACGATGCTGGGATTAGCAGTATCGGTAGGAATAGGATACAGTATATCGTCTGGGGGTGAAGATTTTATTAAAAAATCTATTATATCTGCTATAGGATATTCTTTTGGATATTTTTATTTTCTGAATAAAAAGAACAAAGACGCTAAAATTCAATCTTTGGAAGAACTTTTAGAAGAGAAAAAAGTTGATCAAAGGGTTGAAGTTTTAGAAAACATGCTACAAGAATCTGATGATGTCATATCCAATCAAGAAGAAGTTCTGAGACATTATGAGAATTTGTTAGACGATGCTGCTGTGAGATTCTCCTGTAATTGTGGGAAAAATACATTCGAAGGAATATTCAAACCAGCAGGATCATATATTGTAGAATGTGAATTTTGTAAAAACAAATACAATATTGATTTAAAGTTAGAAACTGCCTTAATCACCGAACCAATAGAAGATCTTAACATTGATAAACTTATTAGAGAAAACACAAATGATAACAATTAATACAAAAAAAGGTGCGGTAGAAATGTCCTTGAGTGAATTTTCGAGATGGGCATGTTTAGTAGAGGCTTTAATTTTTATTAGCGAAAAAGCAAAAGAGCTTAATATATCAGCAAAACATCTCGTAAAACCCAACGCTTTGGAGCAGTATATAAACGAGAGATACCATTCAGTATTTGCAGATGTGAAATATGAATATAATACTGGTATGTTAAAATAATTAAAACCCTAGAGTATTACAATTTTCATCAGGGCAACCTACAAAGTTTGGTATCACCACACTAATAACAGGTGTTATGGTGACAGCTGATGGCGATGTTGTTGTGGTGATAATAGGTGCTGCCGCTAATCTGAATTCGAAATTGAACGGTGACACTCGTGGTGGTCTTGAAAAGTTTACCACGAGTGGTTTAATATTGGTTACTGTTCTATTTATTGTAGAATCATCTCTAAAAGATGGTATTATATTCGATGAACTGACTGATATAAATAAACTAACAGTGAAGCAATCGGAATTATCATTACATAATATTACAGTTCCGTTATCAAAAGAATCTATTGTTAGAAAATCACTAACATAAACATTACCATCTTCTTCGCTGGCGAATCTTATATATATTTTATAAGATTCATTGTTGTAATCTTGAACAGTAAAAGTTTGTGTTATTGACCCGAGATTATCATAAATATAAGAATCGTATTGATCATATATTAACTCGTTTTCATCATCCGCTCTGCT